CACTCTTAGAGATAGTTGTAGCACCAGGAGTTTGTCCAATAGAACCCATGATAATGGGTTTCTGCTTTAAGTTGTCTAAGTAAAAACCAACAACCCAGCATCCCTTAATAAGTTGTGGATGTGCTCCACCAACATTACCAGGCATAAAGGGCACATTGACTGGCATCATCACATTTGCCCATGGCAAGTCTGGCGTATCAAGGATCTCCTTACTTTCAGGGTGATCTCCTACGATACGAACTTTAAAACGATAACCGCCTTTGTTAGTTTTTTCTTCTGCGGCAGTTTGTTCGACTTGACCCACCCACCAATTGAAACCATCGGATCCAATGCGCTGAGTAGGAATCAACTGTGATAATAGTTGGTCCATATTAATTAATCATCGTAAATTAAACATTCTAATTCTGATGGATTTTGATCGCAATAAAGTTCGAGTGCAGTTGGATCGTGATGATCTCCTGCTTCAATTTCTTCTTTGTGATGTTCTACATAATCCTCTAATTCATGAAGTTCGCCTTCAATATGACGACGTTGGTTAGGAGAAGTCATAGGATTGTCAAGGATCTCTTTATCCTTAGCAATGTGGGCTTCGATGTTTTCCATAAGTAATTGCTTCTACGTTTTTATTTAGTGCCGTGGTTTGATGGTCTATCTTTAAGACCATATGAATCTCTCATAAGTCTGAGAGTTGTTGTGAACTTACCACCAGGACCTGCTGTAGTATCATAAAAATGTGCCACTTCTGAGATTAAGTAAACTCCACTACTTTCTGAGTCAAATGGTTCCTTTTTTCCTTCGACTGTTGGTGCTTTATTTACTAACCTAATATCAATTTTATCTCCGGCACAAATATCTGGATTTCCAGGTATCACAAGAGTACATGATTGATTATTCAATAACTCATATCTCGCAATAGACTGTGCGGAGTAAAATTTCTGCCAATCGGCAAATTTTGTAGGACTTGAACTACCGTCTTTTGGGTCTGGTGAAGCAGGGGTTTTTTCGTTATACCATGATTCGTGATCCAAGTAGATAGACATCACTCTACTCGGATAATCAGATAATTCAATCTGATTTGTTGGAATCAAAGTAATTCCTTCTTGACCACCAAGATGTGCCATATTATCATAACTATCCTTGATCTTGTAAACATATTCTTCATACTGTCCCGTGGAGTGGTTGAAGAACACCATCATGGAAGAATATTTTCCTTTACGTAACGAAACGAGCAGATTAATTTCAGACGCAAAATTTGATTCCAAAATTTGAAATCTAGTATCACCATCTTCCTGGTTGCCCAATCTCTCTACATATTCTCCCCACGTTTGTGAATCTAATTTTTTTGATTTTAATTCGCTATTATCATCAGCACATAAAGAATCGACAGCAAAAAAATTATATCCTCTGATTGTTTCCCAAAAGAAAAATCCACCGGATCCTTTAATTTGCTGCTCTGATTCATTATTATTTGAACTATTACTAGAACTATAATTTGTTTGCGGAGATACACTTCGTACAGAAAGATCAGCAATTAAATCAAACGGTCTTTTTCTGCTTGGAATCATCTTTGTCTCAAACTTTGATGGTTCCGAATATACTGTTTTTGTCGTCTTTAAAGAATTAACAAGAAGATCATTTATAATACTCTCAGAATTTCCAAATAATGGTTTATTGATTCTGGTAACTTCATTTATTAATGCTTCAGCAGAAACTAAACCAATATCATATGACTGTTTTTTCTGTTGGGCAAATCTATTTTGTACAGTCCAAATTACAAATTCGTATTCTATCTTTTTTTTAAATGCGGTAGAATTAACTTCTATTATTACTTTCTCCCCACCCTGTATTGGAAGACCTATAAGCAATCCAGCACTATCAACAACCCTCATTTTTGCTGATAAAAAAGGAAAAGCAATATTTTCTACGTATTCTATATGATTGACTAGTCCCGTAATAGGACGTGGTTTTTTATCACCATTTGGATAAATGATAACTTTTGTTAGCGTAAAGTCAGTTGGATTTGATACTACCATGATTATTTTATAGCAGCAATATTTGCGAAAGCAACCAAACCGTGCCCGCTAGATCCAAGAGTTGCCATTGAGGTAGTAGCTTGAGATTCTTGCGTGGATGATTGTGTGGTGGGTGCTGGCACTGTAATAACAAATGGATTTTGTTGAAGTTGCTTTTCCTGCTGTTGTATCATAAAAGACTTCAGAAAAAGATTATCACTTTTGTCTTCTACTGGATCCATTAATGCTGATAAAGGATTAATTGGAGGAGTTGTAGTTAAATCACCAAATTGCCCACTTCCAGAGTTTGCTTTCTTCAGCATATCACTATACAGTTTCATAGCACCAGATTCTGTAATATGATTGTTTTCCACAGAAAGTCCTTGCCATCCTGCCATTGATCCAGCTTTTGATAACGAAGCAGAATCCATTGCTTTATTTGGATCAACACCAAGACTCATCAAATGAGCTAAAGCAAGTTTTTGTTGATTTTCAGGAGTATATAAAGTTGTTGTTGGATCCATTCCTGCGTCCTTCACTCTCGCCATCATTGTACCTGGATGGAATTGGAAAGCACCAGCAGCATGAGAAGAATATACTGTACCATCTGGGGAAGCATATTTAACTTTTCTACCGCCAAATCTTTCTGGCAAGAATCCTTGTCCAATAGAACTTCCATACGCCATATCATAAACTTCCTGCATTGTCATTTTTGTCAATTCAGGAACAACCTCACCACCAACTATTGTGTTATATCTATCTTTACCACCCGCTTCTGTAGCGTTAATTGCTGCCAACCATGCTTTTGCTTCTGGGGTATCACCAGCAAGTTTAGATACATCAATGTCTCCACCACCGCCAGGAGTACGATCGCGATCGTCATCTCCACCACCTCTCATCCATTTTGGTAAGAGTTTGCCAAGTGCATCTAATAGTCCTTTCCACCATGGTTTTTTATCAAAATACTCAGAGAATCCCGATGCTTGTAGTTCGGCATATTTTCTTTTGTTATTTTTTTGTGCCTCTAACATACCTTCACCAAACATAAGAAATGTTTTTCTACCTCTAGCACCTTCAAGTGGAAAAACACCTTCTTGACCAGCTTCGCCAACTAGACCAGCAACTGGTTTAGTAACAATACCACCAGAAGCAAATGGAGTCAAACTCTCTGAGTTAGAGTTGCTAGATTTATTTCCACCGGTTAAAGCATCATAAATTGCTCCACCAACTAAATCACCAGCAATACCACCAAGAATAGTGCCAACACCAGGAATTGGAACAAACGATCCTAGACCAGCACCAAGTGTAGCACCAACTGCCTTTGCTGCTGCTCTACCAACCGATTCTCCCAAAGCAAGACTTATACCAAAATCTAATAGACCACCAACTATAGGAACTCTCTTTAATACAGGACTCAAGAACTTCATCACTCTTGCTCCTTTAGCAAGACCCATTCCTGCTGCTTCCAAACCTTCTGCGCCAAAGCGTTTCATGGCAGCTTTTTGACCATATCTTTGAGCGTATCTCTTTGTTATATCGTTTTGTGCTGTACCAAGCGCATCACCTGGACCAGCAGTGCCAGCAAAAATTCTATTAATAGATAACTTACTACCAGTCATACCGTTGTTGCGGAAATTCATTCCACGGATACCAGGTCCCCCAGCATTAGCAGTAGATAATCCTGATGCTCTTTGTGCTCTTCTCCCAGCACGACTCATTCTACCAAGACCACGACGGCGACCACGGCGACCACCACCAAGCATACTCAATCCAGTATCTAAAAGATTTCCCATGCCACCAAGCATGTTACCAAGAATTCCACCTTGAGGACCTTCAAAACCAGATCCTTCAGGATCTAAATCTCCACTAGACTTACGTTGCAGAGACATATTTGATTTTTCAGCAGCTGCTAATTGCCTGGAAGCAATTTTTTCTTGTGTATTCTCTGCATTTGAAGCAATCAGCATTTGCTGTTGTAATTGACGCTCCGCAATACCAACCTGAAGTTGTCCTAAACTTTGAACACTATCAACTACTTTTACATTTATTCTTTGTACACTATCAATTGCTTGAACAGTGGTATTATTGGATCTAACAATTATTTGCCCAATTTGATTTAAAATACCAGCAATATCTTTAATTTCAGTTGCTGTAGTATTAACACTACTAAATCCAGCAGCATTAGTTTTAGTTCCTTGGTATTTGGCAACTTCTCCACCAAGAACTTCAGGATTAATTGCTTGTGGTCCTGCTTCTAATAAGTTTTGAGCAACTCCGCCACCTGCCTGAGCAACTCCACCAAAAAAAGATGCTAACCCACCACCATCTTCAGCAGGAGAAAAAATCTCATTTGAAACGTTATAATCAAAACCACCACGAAAACGAGATGCCTGAGATCCTGTAGGATCTCTACCAGGACCAGGATCAGATTCAAATCTACCTCTAGTCCTGGCAATTCTATCACCACCAAAACTAGATCCTAATGCTCTCTTAAAGAAATATCCTTTACCAATTCCTGCTTCTTCTAAGGATGTGCCACCATCTTCTGCTTTTTTTGAAGCAAAAGCACGCTCTTTACGAGCCATGTTTGATGAGTTTCCTATTCTATCACCAATAGCACTAGCAATACTACCGAGAAGATTTCTCTCAGTTCTTAAATCTGTTGGGTTTAAAGATCCGTGTGCCATTATCGTTGTTTAGCGGCGGCTTCGTTTTGTTGTTTAACTTGTTCTAAGTGTTGCATCAATAAAGAAACATATACTTGCCTCTCAAATGGCATCATATTTTCAACATCACTTAAACTATATTTATGATGCTGCATCAAAGCAAAGTTAGTTTTGTAGTACCCCTCCAAAGTATTATGGAAGAGTGCTATCCGAAAAAACTTGATAACCCGGAAAATACGACCTCATTCTCAACACCAGTATTTGGATTTTGTATTTTTATGGTGTGCTCTAGTTTAGGAGCAGATTCAAAGAATTTTTGAATTTTTTCAAATTGACTATTAGTAAGATTTTCTAAAAATTCTACAAATTCTTTTTTTGAAGTAGTAGAACTATCGTAAACATCTTCACCATCAAAAAGTTGATCAATACAACCAGAAATAATATCAATTATAGAATCAGCAGTTGGTTGTATCCCAATAATAGATCCAGTAACAAAAGTATCAAATTTTGGATATTTCATCACAATTCCCATATCATCAGATAACATAATTTTATTAGAATGCCCTTCTGGTTTTTGAACTCGAACTTCTAACAAATTAAGATTATAACGAACTTTTGTAGATCCATCATCTTGACATGTAATTGACAATTCTACAATTTCACCAATCGACACAGCACGAATTTGGAGAAAAATGTATTCTAAATCAAAAATTGCTAAATCATCTAGTTTTACACGAGATTGAATACAACCTTTTAATAATTGTTTTACTGCATTTTCAATATGTTTCTCGTCTTCTGATTCCAACGCTAGTAAAAGTAATTTTTCTTCTTTTACTACAAATGGACGATATTTAATTTTTTTGCCATTAGACGGAATTTCCAACTCATAGGTTGGAAGCACAACTTGTGGTAATGCCATTATGTTCAGATCATATCATATTAATATTTAGTGCGACTTTTTTAAGCAAAAATGAGCAGGAAAAATTTTCCCACTTTCATGGAATTGAAAAATTAATTTTGCTATGCTGCACCACCATTAAAAATTTTAACTGCTTGTTCCAATGGTTTTCCTGTTACTCCAGTAATATCTCTATCGATAGTATAGTGTCTCTGATATTTAAACTGAGCAGTAACCTTAGTAATTTGAGAAGATCCAAACTGAAGTGGAACAGCATCTATGGCATATGGATATGCCTTCTCCATGACATATGTGATTGGTTTTCTTTGTGTTGGCGAATCAGGACCAGTTTCAGATTTTGTAATTTTTATAGTGCCAGCATATTCATTTCTATATTTTACTCTAACAGTTCTATTTTCTGATGTGCCAGTCTCATCAAACATAGAATTATACCATTGGTTCAAATATTTTAACATAGAAAGATCAGCATCTAGCATGAATCCCAATTGAAGTTCTGTAAATACTTTAGTGTGTGGGTAATCTATATTGCCGAGTCCGGTGTAAAGACCGTTAATAGTTCCAGTTGCCGTATTAATATTTGGTAATTGTGCTTCGTCACAAAAGTACTCAATTCCTTCAGATATACCAGGATAACTAACTGGAACATTCTCAAAGGCGACAACAAAATTATTCGAGTATGACATTCCGCCTCTAGCGGATATAGCAGACATAAATCTATTGATTGACACACTAAATACCTATGTTGATCCTTCTATATTTATGGCATACTCTGGATTTTACAAACCTAAAAATCCTACTAAGTATCGTGGCAATCCAACAAACATTGTTTATAGATCACTTTGGGAACGTAAGTTCATGGTGTTCTGTGATAGTAATCCCTCAATAATCGAATGGGGTAGCGAAGAGATAATTATTCCCTATCGCGCACCTGATGGTAAAGTAAGACGATATTTCCCTGACTTTTACATTAAAGTAAAAGAAAAGAGTGGCAAACTTACCAAGTATATTATTGAAATCAAACCCAAAAAACAAACTCAACCACCGAATGAGAAAAACAAAAAAACTGCTGCCTATCGTAATGCCGCACTGACTTATGTAAAGAACCAAACTAAATGGTCCGCTGCGAGAGAGTATTGTGAAGACAGGCAGATGAACTTCTTAATACTAACCGAAGATCACTTAGGAGTCTAAAATGGCAACCGGATTTGCGTCAGTCCAACGTAATATTACAAACAAGGACCCTGGATACAAAACATTATTTGAACGAGTATCTAATTCCACAGGAGGAGAAAAGAAATCTCTTTCTTGGTACAGATCTGCAGTAAAAGCAGAAGCAAGTAAATACAAAAAAAATTTTAACAAGTACATCTTGGATGAACGTAAAGATCGTGCTGGTGCTGTCAAAGAACAAGACAAGAATGAACTGCGTAGATATACAGTAGCAGGTCATCTTTATATGTTTGAGTATAAGGCAAAGATGAAGTACCTGCCTTACTATGATAGATTTCCTTTAGTGTATTGTTTTAAAGCACCAGGAAAGCATGAGTTTTGGGGTGCTAACTTACACTACCTCTCCCCAAAGAAAAGATTGATCGTTACAAAGAAATTGATGCAAGGTAGAGTTGACATACCCAAGATATGTTTCCATAAATATCTCAGTAGTAATGTAGATGGATTATATCTTGACCTTGCTGCAGATGAATGGGACACTGCTATTCTTTTGCCGACCGAGGATTATGTGAAAAATGTTAACGGAAGAGATTTCCCTATCGATAAAAAAATCGTATGGGAAGAGACCGATGACAAATTCTACGATAAAATCTCAGGTCAAAGAATGATTAGAGGATACGGAACTAAACAGTCTAAGGAGATGTCTAAGTAATGGCAGAAGAACAATCACCATCAGCACAACCTACACAAAACCCCTTAGCATATAATCCTGGAGACTATTTTATATCTGGGGGTAAAACATATGTTTATAAAACCGATGATTTTAATTTTGGTACTGGACAATTAAATTATACTTGGCAAGAGCAACCATTTTCCTTTAAACCAGAAGGAGGAAAACAGCTTGTCGCGCCACCAACCGGACTTATTGCTGCCGCGACAGGATATGACTTTCAAACACAAGCAGAAAATGAGATAGGAGACCTAGGCAACAAAGTTAATATACGATCATTTGCACCTGTATCTAGACCTCCAGAAGGAGCAGGAACTCTTCGTTATCCTTTACCAGGAGAAGGTGAAGGTGGAATATCACAAGATGGCGACTACGTATTATTTCAATTTTACGATTATGCGCCACCGTTTAGAGATAGAGATGGTATCGGTAGTGGGATTGATTATAACCAAGCAGGAGAATATACTGCCGCAGCAGGATATAAACCAATCATGCTTTATATGCCAGAAGATATTTCATCCGGATTTAAAGCAAATTGGGATGGCAAAAACATGAGTAACCTAGCTACCGATTCTTTACGTGCTGCAGGTCGTACCGGTACATTAAATAAACTTGGCGGAGCTCTAGAGGGTGCCGGTAATTTGGTTGATAAAGCTGGAGCACTAGCGGGTGCTGCAGCAATTCAAGCTGCTACATCAAAAATAGCAGGCGACTCTCTATCGTATGATGATATTTTTGGTGGTATATCTGGAGCAATCTTAAACCCAAATACAGAACTATTGTATGGTGGTACTCAACTGAGAAACATTCAATTAAGTTTTAAATTAGTTCCAAGACATCAAAAAGAATCTGTAGAAGTAAGTAAAATTATAACACAATTTAACAAAACATTACTTCCATCAAAGAGTCCAGGAAACGGTGTATTTAAAATCAATAATAAGGGCACACAACTAGGGTTTATTGGAGTTCCAAAACTAGTAAAAGTTTCATTTATGAAGGGATCAGGAGAGAATACTAGATTACCAAGATTTAAAATGTGTGCTCTAACATCATCTGATATAAACTATACTCCAGATGGAACTTATGCTACATATCTTGACGGACAACCAGTAGCAGTTGGTTTACAATTAAGTTTTCAAGAAACAAAAATTGTATTTTCAGAAGAAATTGCAAACGACTCAGAGTCAATAAGGTAAAATGTATTTTTCACTCATTCCAAACATCTCATACGATGAGAAACCAATTAGTTATCCATTTTCAAATTCTGATTTTGTAACTGCTAAAAATTTCTTTCGTAGA